TCCATGTTAAAGCATCTGTACTTTTATATAATAGAAAATTGTTCAGACCGTACTGACCATTAGTAGGATCAGAACTTCCAAATATTAAATCTGTATCAAAAGTAGATGTCATGGTTATACCTACACCTCCTGTTGCTGAATATTGCTGCTGTGCTCCAGCGTAATATTGTCTATTAGTTTCGGTGACTAACCCACCATCTGGTCTTGGCATATATTAACTTTTTTGATTCATTTCTTCTTGCTGTATTTGAGATGCAGCAACTTCTATTATTTCACGATCTCTTACAACAACACCTGCGTATAATAATATTTTTATTATAAGCTCTGTTTGCTCTGATGAGTGTATTTCAAAGTTGTTTGATGTGGCTGGTGAAAAAACATATTGAGTGCTACCAGAAAAATTCCATATTGGAGCAATAGGTTTTCTCAAATAATTAACTGATACACCACTCTGTATAGTTGTAGGATATACGTTTAAGTAATTACCTTTGTAAGTATAAATAGGGTATGTAGTTGTAGGCTTTGTAAGGTTAGAACCTAGCAAATGATACAACTCACTTGATCCAACTCTTTCTAATTCTTGTATAGGCAAAGCTCCTGCTGTATATATAACAGTACCTAATCTATAAAATTGTTTAGCATAAAGATTTATATCTATTAAATCTTGAGCTGTTGGTTGAGAAACTAAAACTAAGTTTCCACCAGTAACACTATATTCAGCGTCTGTTAATTGTACTCCTGCTACAAATACATTTACTATAGCCCCTTGATTTGCTAGTGTTAATGCATTTCCTGCTAAAGCGTATGATAATTGTGGGTTGACAGCTGTAAACTGTTGACTTGCGGAAGAGTTTCCGGAGTATTGTGAAGGTAATCTAAAACCGCTTGTAGTGTATGTTGCGGGATCTAATTCTTTAAATATAGATAATTTTTCATCTATGTTGATTTGTCTATCAGAATAGTCTAAATCAACTTGAGGCACACGTAGTTGCTGATTCATATCTTCAGCATATTTTTCAAATATTTCTAATTGAACTTGACCTCCTATTTTATTAAACTCTACAGGTGTCATATAACCTCTCTGCTCTTTATTTAGTATTAATAAAACGGTTTGATATACAGTATTTACGTTTATTGCCATTTTAATATTTTATGTTAATAGTGATTAGGGCCACGTTAGTGACCCTTCACTATATTATAGTTACATGTTATTGTAACTTTTTCTCAATTGTTCTGAAAACTTCTACACCTTCATCAGTCTTAAACCATGAAGCCATAGCTGAGTATGGGTTTTCATCAAAAGGAACAGTTAATAGCTTTCTATCGTTTGCTGCCCAATGAATAGTTCTTTGGTCTTGTGATAGCTTTACTATATGTTGTTCCACTGCTCTAATAGCTGTGTTTCTTAATCCAACATTTTCATCATTAGCAACAGCTAAAAATCCGCTTGGGTTTTTTCTAGCCATTAATAATAAATCTCTTCTAAGTTCTTTTGAACTTAATGTTGCTACTTCAGATCCTTTTTCAACTCTTAATACTGCTTCAGCATGATCTAAATCCATATTTTTAGCAGAAGTCATTGCTTCTAGTTCTAAATCTAAATCTGCTAAATCATCTTGAGCAATTTCTTTTTGATCCCATTCAGCAAATATAGCACCTTTTTTAGGGTGATGATGCAGAAATTGTTGTAAGTTTTGTTTTGATTCACTAACTGTAATTACTCCGTCTTCAAATATAACATGACCTAATGTGCATTCTCCTTTTTGTTCATCAACAAATGGTGAGTTTTGATTAGTGGCATATCTTAATTCCCTTTGTGTATTTGTGTTTCTATCAAAATATAACAAAGGATATTGTGTACTGTGTTTGGTTTGTAATGTAAAAGTTAATGGTGTAATGTCGTGTAATAAATAATACACTCTAGTTTTAATCTCCCATTTAGGGGCTTTTATTTCTTTTGTCTTTGACATAATATAATATAATATAATTAAAAAAAATAAAGGGCTAGGCGCCGAAGCGCCTAACTCTTTAAAAAAGTATTAAGCTTGGAATAACACGAAGTTATTAGCAGCTTGAGTAACAAGACATCTCTCAGATAAGAAATGAACTTGCATTGCATCTAGTGCAGAATTGTATACACCTCCAACAGATCCAGTGATCCAAGACTTGTAACGTCTATCGTCAGCTTCTGAAGATCTGTATCTTACGTGTAAGAATGGTCTTCTAACGTTTGTACCTAACATTTGGTCATAAACTGTAGAAGTTCCAGCAGGTACTAATACACCATCTATTCCACTAACTGCAACAGCACCTCTTGTAGAAGCGTCATTTAAGTATTTCCAGCTAGTTTTGTAGAAATCATAAGAACCTCTTCTAAATCCAGAGAATCCTAAGTTAAGTGCCATTTGCTCAGAGTTTTCAAATAAACCGTAAGCAGTACCACCTTGTGAACCACCAGAGATTTGAGATAACATATCGTCAAAACCAAGATCAGTTGATCTGTTTAAGAATAACATGTTTTCTTCAATAGCTCCTTGAGTATCAAGGTTTTTAAGGATTTGATCGAAATCACTGATACCAGTAGCAGCAGAGAATCCAGACATGATGTTACCTCTTGTTTGGATAGCTTGGAATAAACCTTGCGTTCCATGAGCAGCAGTAGCAGCACCAAACCCAGTATTACCAATATTGCCAGCAGCAGCTTGTACAGCAAACTGTCCAGTAGGAGCAGCTAATTCACCTTCAATCATTGCCATTTCTAAGTAGTCATCAAATCTTAGTCTTGTTTCAGACTCAGACTTTAAGTACCATAAGTATCCTGATGTACCATCTTCAGTAGCAACTTCAACCCATCCAATCTGTGCAGTGTCAGAACCATTAATTTGGTATCTGTCTTTTATGATAATTGGTTGGTTATTGAATTGTGTAAACTGTGGTTGAGCAGAAGCAAGTGATTGACCTGTTCCTTTTGCAAACACAGAACCGTATACAAATATTTTCAAGTTTGCAAGCGTTCCTAAAGAGTTTAGGTTAGCAGCAGTAAATGAAGTAACTTGTATTTGAGTTGCAGGTGCACCACCAGCAGCTACTACAGGAGCAACAACTACTACAGCTTTAACTGTAACACCAGTTGCAGTGTTCATGATAACTACAGTGTCGTTAAGATTAATAACACCAATTGTTTGGATAGGTGGAGTTTGACCACCACCAGTTACAGGTGATACAGAAGCAGTAGAAGGAATTGATATAATTCCAATTGCAGCTCCACCAGCACTTGTTACTGAACATCCAGTATAAGAGATGTGTAATCTATTTTGTTCTGACCAGATTACTTGATCAGATGTCATTGGCATTTCAGCGCCAACCATTCTTAAGAAACCAGATAAAGTTCTGTTTCCATATCTTTCAACCTCAGCTTCATAAACTTCAGGAAGGTATTGTTGAGCGAAGTCATTTCCACCTCCATTAGCAAAGTTTAAGTAGTTGCTATTTAAGATTTGTTGTTGTAGTGACGGCACGATCGAGCCGTATACAGGATTAATTTGTCCCATTTTTAATAATAATTTTTAGTTAAATTTCCGTTTTTTGATTGTCAATTTTGAAGAATCAATACCAGACACTGCTTTAACTTTAAACCCTCCAACAAAAACATCCTCAGGAGCTCTTGATCTTGGGTTAGTATCAACGTTGTTTGACTTAGCGGCAATATCTCTAATAGCATCGGACTTTCCTTGCTCATAGAAATGCTGTGCTATAGTATCAGCGTGATCAGCAGCGTACATAGCTTTGTGATAACCTTTGACATCTGCAACATTACCTTTTTTATCCAGGAACTTCCCGATCGTATTATTAATGTTCGATTGACTATCGACAACGTCATTAACATTTTTAACTCCATATCTAAATTTCTTTTCACCAACGCTAAATTCAAAACCTTTGAATTCATTGTTGAAATAATCTTTAGTATTAGATTTAAATGCTTCATGTTGTTGTTGAGCTGTGTTTTGCTCTTCGTTGTAGCGGTTGAAAAAATCTACTGCCTTTTGTTGTTCTTGAGTAGTACCAGGTCTCAACTTGATCTCTTCGTAATACTTACCCTTTAAACCTTCCAAATGGTTTTTAGCTTTTGCAACCTCTTCTTTGTATGCAAGCTTCTTCTTTCGAATATCTCTTGCTTCATCTAACTCTTCATCATATTTAAAGTTATCTTCTAATAAGAAGTTAACCTCTTCTGAATCTAAGTGAGATTTAGTTTGTTTATAATACTCTCTTAATAAAGTATCATTATCTACATTAGAATAATCTGCATTTAACCTTACATAATCTTCTAATGTTCCACCTGTTTCTTTCATAAAGTCTACGACTTTTTCGATGTTTTCAGGTAGATTAATATCTTGTTTAGGTAATTCACCAGATACTTTAGCCACTGGCTGCTCTGATGATTGCACCATTTCTTCACCTATAGAAATAACCTCTTCTTCAGGTTCTTCTTTTATTTCTTCAATTATAGGTTTTTCTTCTTTAGGTTCAGCAACTTCGCTGGACTCTTGCACTTGTTCGTCCAACTTTATTGGTTCAACTACAGGTGTATCTTTTACTTCTGTTTCTTGTACAGGAGTAATTTCTTCTTTTGGTTTTGACAAATCTACTTTAATAGTTTTATCTTGCTTACTTAATTGTTTAGGTTTTTTAAGTTTTACCTTAAAAGTACCTTCTTCTAGTGTTTCTTCTGACATAATATAATATAATAAAAATTAATAAAAATAATTTACTGTGGCATAAATTGTTCTAATCCCATGCCTGTCGGATCTTCATTTTCAAAATCAATAGGTAAAGTATCATTTTGCCTTTGTTCTATTAATTGAGATTGTTGAGTGGCTTGTAGTTTTGTTCGTTTATCTTTACGATCTTCAATTTCAGCTTCTTTTTTCTTAGAGTTATCCACATCCATTTGCTTAAGCTTCATATCATACTCAAACTGTTGAGCCATAATTTGTAACCTAAGTTGGTTTTCAGTTTCCATTCTTTGTATTTCAAACTGAGATTTAGATTGTTCTAATTGTGTTTCTGTTTGAGCTACAGCTTCAGCTTTTTGAACATCATTCATTGCGGCTGCTTCAGAAGCTTCTTGATTAGCTTGACCTTGAGCTTGAATATTTTGTTGTTGCTGCAACTGTTCTTTCTCTTGTTTTTGTTGTCTCTTATATTTTAATACTTGATTAGCTAGTGTTAGATTTTTAATCTCTCTAATATCAATAGCATCTTCTAAATATATTTGTTGTTGTTGTAGAGCCATTTGTATATTTTGCTCTAACATAGCTTTTTCTTCTTCTTCAGGTTCTAAATCTAAATAAACACCAAAGTCATACAAGTGTAATGTATCTATTTCTTGTAGTGTTGCAGCGTTAAATTTACCTAAACTTTTAACTAAAGCAGCATTTGTAAGATCAAAATCTATCATATCTGCTACTCTAAGCGATACGTTTTCACAAGTTCTAAGAGTTAGATATAAACTAGCATCTAATATATGTCTAGTTGCAGTATTGGATGCGTTAGCGGCTAACTTCTGTAACCCTACCAGCGTACTCTTTTCAGGTAAACTACCGTCTCTTGCTTCATTAAGTCCTGTTACATCTCTTATCATCTGTAAATAATACTGATATGTATTAATTAATGATTGTATTTTACCATTAGCACT